ATTAATCAAATGGAAGCTCAAGGTGGTGCTGCAAGCACAGGAATACTAAGCCCACAACCAACTTACTTTGATAAAATAACAGATTTTGCTTCTAATTTAATACCTAAAACTCCAGCAGACATTGCTAGAACTTTAGGATATACTGCTTTATCAGGTGGACTTGGTGTTGCATCACAGAATAAACCAGTAGGATTAATTAATACTACTTTACCAGCGCCAAATATTCCACAATATGGAACTAAAAAAAATATATTTGATGCTTATTATTCTGCAAAAAATAATGTAAATAATATATTATATCCGCAAGGATTATTGACTAACCAACCTAGAGATGCTGGTATATTTACACAGTATCTTTTACAAAAAGGACTATTATAATGTTTGACGATATTACAGAATTATTAAAAAAATATTATCCAGGCGGTACTTATGGATTAAACGAATCTACTAATACAACTGATACTTCAGTTATTACTCCAAAAGATACTAAGTTAAATGACACAATGAATTTAATGGGATTGCTTGGAAGCCCAGAAGTATTAACAGGATTAGGATTAATTTCAAGAGGTTCTCAAGGAGAAAGAATTGGCACAGCTGCATTACCATCATTTATTGACGCATTGTCAGGAGTTAAAGCTGTTAGAAGTTTAACAGCATCTCAACAAAAAGAAGAGTCTATTAAAAAATTTGCAGATAAAGTTCCACCTGAATATCAAGATTTGTTTAAAGCATTTCCAGAAGAAACTATTAAATTATTATTTGCTCCAAAAAATCCTACGCTTTCTGGAGAAGCTCTTAAAGTTGCTGATAAATTAAAAGGAGCTTTAACTAAAACAGAATTTGATGCTGCATTTTCAAAACTTTCACAAGTAGAAAGAGATTTGTATAATAAAGAAATATTAACTCCAAATTTATTTGAAACATTAATTGGATTGGGTGGCATGTCAGGAGCAAAAGACTTTGCAGCAGCAGGTAGTGCTACAAAAACCACACAAACACCAGATGCTCAAAAAACAAAAACAATTACTACAACTACAGCTCCGTCATTAAATGATTTTGTTACACAAGCAAAACAATTAAATCCAACATATACAGACGCACAATTAACAGATATATATAAAAAGAAATATGGTGGTAAATAATGCCAGAGTTTGTAGATCCATTTGAACAAAAAAATCCTGTTCAAAATTTTATAGATCCATTTGAAAAACAGTCTGAAAATTTAATACAAAATCAAAAAGTTTTACCAAAAATACCAGGAAGCCAAGATAATTTTATAGATCCATTTGAAGAAAAAAATCAATCTTTTTTTGGAAGAAACTTTCCTCTTATAACAGGTCAATTAGAACAGGTTTGGAAAGATCCAAACACAGGTGAATTAGTTCCTTATAAAGGAATGACTGATGAAGATAAACAATCATTAAGATTAATTTTTGGAGATCCAAATACTACTATTCTTGGTAAATTTAATGAAAGATTAATTGATGGCGGTTATAAACTTGTTAATAGAATAAACAATGAAGCAACAAGTTTGGCTTTGGTTGCAACAGGTTTAGCAGGTGATGGCATCAATCTTATAAATAAAGCAATTAATGGTGATCTTGCCGGTAACGTTGGTTTAAGTGTAACAAGAGATTTAAACGTATTTTTAATGTCAAAACTTGGAGAGTCTGGAAACTTCTCTATGGTTAAAGGAAAATCAGATGTCATTAAAAGTGAAAAAACTGGAAAAGAAATTAATAATATTATTGAGTATGCAAAAGAATCTCCAGAAAATAAAACAGAAGTTTTAAATAATGTAAACAATATTGTTGATAAAGAAATAAATGATATTAGAGCAAACTCTGATGTTGTTATTGGAGAAACATTTAGACCAGATACAATTGATAAAATTCAAAAAAGAACTCAAGTATTAGATGAAATTGTAAATGGTAATAAAAAAGTATCAGAAAGTATTCCAGAAATTAAAATAGAAATACCACAAGAACCAACTGCCAAACCAATTATAACTAATGAAATTCCAATTGTTGAAACTCCCACTACAACAACTCCAATAGTTACAGCTCCAAAGATTGAATCAACATCATCTCCAATTGTTCAATTAAACAGAACCCCTTCTTTACCCATTGAAACAACAAAGAAAATTATTGAATCTTCAAAGAAATTTTTTGCTGATGAAAATATTGTTCTTGATCCAAAGAAACCCATCTCATTACAAATACAAGAATTATGGCAATCAGGTAAATATGATGTTCCTTCTATTATAAGAAGAATTGCAGAAGATAATAAAATTACTGCTGAAGAATTTACAAATTTTATTTATCCAAGCGTTAAAGAGTCTGCTAAAGAATTAAACGCCTATTCTCAATTAGCAAAATATTATAAAAACCAATTAGATCCAGCAGCTTCATTTGATACAGGAGCTGGAATTTATGGAACTTTAAAAAGATTAGATAATATTCGTAGAGGATTAATGGTTACAAGACTTTCAACAGCTGTTCGTAATTATATTTCTCAAGGAACTAGAATAGGATTAGATGCTTTACAATCAGGTTTAGATTATGTTTTACAATCTGCTATTAAACCATTTGTTGATCCAATACAATTTCAAAAAAATAGAGTAAGTCCAATAAGTAATCTTAAAGCTCTTGTTGATAATATTACTCAATGGAATCCTAAAAAATTTAAAGAAATAAAAAATTTAACAAATCAAATATTAGATAATTTTCCTAAAGAAAAAACTAGATTATTTTTAAATTATGTTTCTGATATTAAAAACTCAAATGTAAAAGTATCAAAAGATTTTTTAGGAAAAATAGAAGGAGCTGTAGATATTATTAATGCACCAAATAAAGTTCAAGAATATATAACAAGAAGAGCTGTTTTTTTAGCAAGATTAAATGAATCAATATTGGCAAATCCTAAATTTTATAAAAATAAAACTTTAGAAATGTTAATTAAAGATAATGAACTTAATTTATTAAGAACATCTGATATTGCAGTTGCAATTGATAAAGCTCTTGATGCAACTTTTTCTAAAGATTTTAGTACAGGTAAGGGTGGTTATGATGCTTTTGCAAATAGGTTAATTAAACTTGTAAACTCAGCGCCATTTCTATTAACAAATATTATTCCATATCCAAGATTCTTAATGAACGCAATTAAGTATCAATATGAATATAGTCCATTTGGAGTATTAAGTTTTTTATCAAAAGAAGAAAGATTACAAATTGCTAAAGGAGATACATCAAAATTAAGTGCAGCAATGCTAGGATCAGGAATGCTTATGGCAGGTTATCTATTGAGACAACAACCTTATGCTGGTGAAAAGTGGTATGAATTTAAACTTGGAGATAAGATGGTTGATGTTAGACCATTTAATCCGTTTGCTGGTTATCTTTTTATGGGTGATGTTATTAAAAGATACCAAGAAGGAACATTAAAGAATTTAGATACTAAAGGAATTGCTTCTGTACTATTTGGAATTAGAGGAACTAACGCAACATATCTTACTGATGCATTAATTAATTATTTTACAGATCCAAAATTAGATAAAGACACAATGTTAGCTGGTCTTAAAAGATTAACAGGAGAAACGTTGGCAACTTTTTTAACTCCATTCCAAAATTTAACAGATATATATGCTCAATTTTTTCCTGAAGCAAGAACTGCAAAAGATACAACTGGACAAGAGTTTACAGGTGCGTTGGAAAGAAGATTTCCAATGTCTAATCTTCCGGTATTAACATCTCCTACATCTTATATTATAGATCAAAACGGAAATAAAAGAGCAGCGCCAATCACTAGACAAGATCCATTGTTAACTCAAGTAACAGGTATGGCTTTTACTGCTCCAAAAAATCCTGCTGAAAAAGAATTAGATAGACTTGGTTTTACATCAAGAGAAATATTTCATCCATCTGGAATACCAGAATTAGACAGAGCTTATAAAGATAAATTTTCAGTAGCTATTGGCTATGGAGTTTCTAACATGGTAGAAAGTGAGCAGTATAAAAGTTTGAACAATACATTTCAAACATTGATACTTAAAAAAACATTAGAAGCAGCAAAAGAAAGTGTTAGAAAAGAACTTCAGAAAGATACCTCTCTTGCTCCATTCTTAGTACAAACAAAAATAAACTCTTTGGACAAAGAAACTAGAAAGGTAGTAGATCAATTAGTTGGTATAGACTACATTGATACTCTTGTTAAAGAGTTAAAAAACAAAACAAAATGACGACTCAATCACAAAAGAACAACGAACAAATACTTCTATTAAAAGGTAAGTTAAGTTTATTAGATCAGAAAATTGACTTATTAATGAATAATCACTTAAAACACATTGAAGATAAGATCAATACTATATATAAGGTGTTATGGTTAGTAGTAACACTAAGTATAGGGGCATTGGCAGATTTAATAGTAAGAGTATTAAGCCATTAAGCAAAAGCGCTATTGGAACTTTATCGGAATATGAAGCAATCTGCTCTCTTGTTAAGCAAGGATATATGGTTGCAAAGTCTATTGATCCACAATGCGTTTTTGATTTGGTTGCAATCAAGCCAAATGGTACAGTAAGATTAATAGATGTTAAAACAAAATCATTTCGCAAAAAAAATAATCACAATATTCACAGAACTACAAACGATAAACAAAAAAAACTTGGTGTAGAGTTAATGATTATGGAACAAAAAAATATATTGAAAGATTTAAAAGAACAACAAAGATTATACACAGAAGATAAACTTACAGTTGAACAAAACAAATATAATAAAAAAAGAAAAGAACAAAAATGTTATAAATCATTTAAAGATTTAGCAAATGTTTTTCCAAACAAAGATCATATCAACTCAACAGATTAGATGTGTTTGTAACATGAGTAAATTTAAATGGTTTGCAGCATCAATTAATATTGGTGCTTCATTACTTCAAGCGTCAGCTATTCTTTCACTACAATGGTTTGCATGGTTATTATTAATAATCTCTGTGATCTGTTGGAGTTATGTTGCATATAAAGAAAAAGATTTTGCAAGATTAACACAACAAACTGTTTTTATAACAATTGCAAGTATAGCGTTATATAATTGGTTTAAATTTAGATAGTAAAATATTTTTAAATAACTATAAATATAAAATGGATTATCAAGAAGTTAAAATTAGAATTAAAAAACATGAAGGATTTCAAGCTGAAGTTTATTACGACAGTTTAGGTAGAGCTACTATTGGTTATGGACATTTGTTAACAGCTAATGATGATTTTGTTGAAGGAATTCAATATGATAAAGCTGCGTTAGAAAATTTATTTGATAAAGATTTTAATAAAGCTAAACAGGGTATGGAAGAATTAGTTGGCAAATCAGCATTACCTATAATTATTAAAGGTGTTATTATTGAAATGGTATTTCAATTGGGTAAAACTGGAGTATCTAAATTTAAGAATATGTTTGCAGCTTTAAATGAATATGATTATATTAAAGCCGCTGCTGAAATGATTAATTCAGCATGGTATAAACAGACACCAAACAGATGCAAAGAACTAGCTAATCTAGTTACAAAGTGTGAAATATAAATGCTACCCATCTTATCAGCTTTAGCACCAATACTTTCAAAAGTTTTTGACGTAGTAGATAAGTCTATTGCTGACAAAGATTTAGCAGCTAAATTAAAAGCAGAACTTAATACTCAATTAATACAATCTGGAACAGAAGAACTAAAAGCATCTGCTAGAATAATTGAAGCAGAATCTAAAGCTGGTTGGTTTGCAAGTTCTTGGAGACCATTATTAATGTATGTCTTAATTGCTATATTAATTTGGAACTATATTTTAAGTCCAATTATCTTATTAATATTTCATGTTAATTCTCAAGTTGTTTTGCCTACTGACGTTTGGACTGTTTTACAAATTGGTCTTGGCGGTTATGTAGTTGGTAGATCTGGAGAATCTATTGCTAGAACTTTAGCTAATAGACCAACAGACAAAGAATAATAAAATTAAAAATATATGTTATCCACAGTAACAACTTATTGTGGTTAATAAGAAACAAAACATGAATAAAAACAGAACAATACAAGAACAGATTAGATAATGATTACTTATAGAGGAGAAAAATTTTCTGGTTATAATAAACAAAAGAGAACTCCAGGAGAAAGAAAGAAATTTGCAGTATTGGCAAAGAAGGGTAGCGAAGTTAAGATAGTTAGATATGGTGATCCTGAGATGAGAATTAAAAAATATATAGAATCAAGACGTAAGTCTTTCAGAGCTAGACACAAATGTGATACAGCTAAAGATAAATTTACAGCAAGATATTGGTCTTGCAAAAATTGGTAAATGGCTAAGAAAAAATTTAGACTTCAGCATGTAGGATTTTGTAAATCTTGCGTTGTTGAAATTATTAATACAGATTCATTTGTTATCTACGCAGATAGAAACTGTCAGCATGTAAGCTGCATGGAGAAAGAATATAACGATGGCGTTTCTAAATCACAACACAACAATACTCAAAGCCAAGATAAAATTAGAGTTTCTATATAATAAAGAAAAACATTTCGGTGGAGAAGATGATTGCATTATCCACTCTGTAACAACCATTGAGGGTAAAACACCACTATTTAATATCTTGCTTCCTAATGGAGCTTTCTATGCAAGACTTCCTATTAATGCTTTCTTTAGTGCTAATTACAAAAGATCTGATGTTAAAGATGTTGAATTAAAAGACATAGCTTATTGGGATTGCTTGTCTTATTATGCAGGAGTTGTTAAGTATAATGTTTTAAATACAGCTCAATGTAAATTTTTATCAAGAGATAATAAACTACATGAAGCAACATATCAGTTTACTATTGACTATGCACAACCAGACATTAATTTATTAAACACTACTTATTGTGAGATTTCACAAGAGCATAAACACCATCATCTTTTAGAAATAAAAAAAGGTGATGATTGGCAAGGTAACTTTGCTATAATGCCTAATAACAGAACCTTATTTAACTTACCAAATTTTACTGTAAGAAATGAGATACCTGATTATAAGGTTAACATGAACTATCCAAGTGTAGAGACTGACAGTTGGAGAACAAGTGATAATGACAGTCTATTTTATACAACTAAAGAGGAAAACTAAATGCCACTAAATAACAAAGGTAAAGAAATAATGAAGTCAATGCAAAAACAATATGGATCTAAAAGAGGTAAGTCTGTTTTTTATGCTTCATTTAATAAAGGTATTATTAAAGGTGTAGAAAAAAGAATGACTAAAGGTAAATAATTAATATAGGGAGTCTCAACTAAAAACTCCCTATAGTTCTACGCTAGATAAAAACAATTATATAAACTTTCAAAATTGACATAGTCAATATTCATTTGGCAGTCTATTTCTCCAATTGAATTATTTAATAATTAATTTTTTTTATACAATACTTTTAGCACTCTGCGCTTCTTCTTACTATCGTAATATCCGTA